GAGCAGCTAGTAAATATTTGTTATCAATAGGCCAGAGTAATTAGATTCCCTAATTACAGCCAAGCAACGCGCTAGGAGCGCAACACTACAGACTATACAAAATGGCGGTTTCTAAATTACGCCCGAATCAAGAGTTATTTCTTGATCGGTACGCCAAGACAAGGAACATTAGCAAGGCGGCGAAATTAGCAAACATCGCCAGGTCTACCGTATATACCGAATGGATGCCACAACCGGCATTTAAAGCCGCGTTCGACGAGGTGGAGGACGGGTTTATTGATGACGCAGAGGAATGTTTGCGCAAGAGTGCTAACAGAGATTGGAAAGCCGCGCTTGCAACGATAGAAAAATATAAGCGCACCGATACAAAGACAACAGCCAAGCGGCCGATAAGGTACGCAGATGACGACTGACGAATCAGAGCTAGTCGTTAAGGTTCCGCGCTGGCTTAAAAAGATTTTAAAAGACGACACAGACCGGCGCGAGTTCTACATAACAAAAGGCTTGGGCGCTGGTGGTACTTACGCACTAGCAATCTGGCACTATCATATGTGCTTGATTAACAGTGAGGTTAAATTCTCCTGGTCAATCGCTCCAACATTTCAGCAAGTACAAGACACGCTGATACCGACGTTTGGTGACGTACTACAAAACTTATTTCAGTTAGTAGAGGGCGAGGATTACGACGTTATAACAAGTGGACGGCCACGAATTATACTTCACGATCCACACCAGGAAATACATTTTAAGAGTGCTAACCGAGCCGACCGATTTGTTGGGCCGTCGATTAGTCATATATCAATGACCGAGCCTGGACTCTGCCAGCAGGTAGCATTTGAAAAGGCTAGTGCTAGATGGAGGCATAAGAAAGCCGCAAGGCTACAGAAGTTTTACGAGGGTACACCCGAAGGACTAGGCAATCATTGGGAGAGGCTAGCAAACTTTGATGAAGGTTTGCACCCAGAGCGTAACGCGATAAGGGTAAAGGTATCTACAGCAACTAACAAATATGTTAGTGAAGGTTATGCCGACTCACTGGTAGAAACCTACAGCTACGATCCGGCAAAGCTAGAGAGTTACCTACACGGTAACTTTGTGCCGTTTCAGAAGGGTACGGCATACTGGAATTTCCACGAGTCTAGAAACGTGGAAGCCAACTTGCGCCCTTCACCATACTTGCCCTTATTATTTTGTTGGGACTTTGGCCGTAGCCCACTAGCTTGGGTAACAATGCAGCGGCAAGCGCAGGAGCGTAACCACATAAGGCGCGACCGGTTCTGCGCGCTGTCTGAATCATCCGGCAATTCACGCGGCATGATGGACGCGATAGTTGAGTTTATCGTGCAGTATCCACCTGAAGTTTATAAGGATACTCCGATTCACGTTTACGGCGATGCAAGCGGCTATGCGCTATCACATAAGACGCCAGGTTGCGATTACGATCAGATACAGCAATATCTTCAGGGTAGGTATAACAAGGTAAGCATAGAGGCAGCTAGAAAGGCTCCTGAAATTCGTAACCGCTTAGAGCGAGTTAATTCATTATTTGCCCACGATCTATTTGTAGTCAGTAACCAGTGCACAAATTTGATCAGAGGGCTAACACTTACCAACTTAAAAGATGGTACTTGGAAACAGGACAAGCCCAAGGACGCAGACTATACCCATTACCCTGATGCAGTTGGTTACCCGTTATTTCAGCTAACGAAAGACACCGATCTTGAAAAGCCTGAAGCAAAACACAAATTTGGAACTAATCGCTAATGACTGCTAACGGAATAACGCTTTATAAATCACCAGAGTATGCGAGCAAGTACACCGACTGGCAGAGGTATAGCGATTTATATTACGGTGTCCATAGCACTGTTTGCAGCGCCAATTATCTATACTATCACAAGATTGAATCAGCCGGTGACGCACAGGCGCTTAAACTCAGGGCCAGTAGGGAGCAGCGTACCCGCTATCTTAATCTGCCAGAAATCATTGTGTCACTATGGCAAAGTTTATTATTTAGATCAGAGCCGGTTCTCGATGCGGCCGCGCTTAGTAACTTAGACGGCGCAGAAGATGATATTGACGGCAACGGAACAAGTTTTTGCTCCTGGTTGCGCGATTATGCGTGTCGCAACTACTTAGTTTATGGCCAAGTGATTGCACTGACGGACGCCTTTCCCTTTACCGCCACAAGTAAGGCAGATGAGCGGGCTAGAGGATTACGCCCGTTTGTGGAATTACTAGAGCCGTTGGCCGTTGTTGATTGGCAGATTGAGACAAGCGATCCCGCTAGGATTGGCAAGTATAATTTCTTGCGGCATGAATACGACGTAACACTACCGAGACTGCGATCAAGTGACCGGCCAACGGTCAGGCGACAATCAAGCGAGCTATCTTTAATTGATGGCCGCTATACCGTAACGCAGTATAACGGGCCAGAATATGACGTTGACTCAAACGGTAATGTAAAAGCATCGGGAATTGTAAGTAACCAGACAGCACCGTGGAGCCTGGGCGAGACGATAAGCACAGAGCTATTAGAGCTACCGATTAGCGTTATTAATTCAGAGTCCTGGATCGATGGTGTATGCGAGGAAACGCTTAGACACCACAACATAAGATCAAACAAAGATAATATCCTGTACAACCAGGGATTTGATCAGGTGTTTATCAAGGGCATAAACGCTAAAGATATTCCAGAGTTTGTCGCGGCTATGAACGAGTACAGCAAGATACTACTGCCTGAAAATGGCGACGCCTTTAAGCTAGATGCAAATGATGTTGCGGCATATGAGCGAGCAGAGGCACAAGCCTTAGACGCTGTATTTAAAGTAGGATTAAACCAGCTACACAGCTTGCCAGGCGATTCTAAATTGATAGCCGCAGCCGATAGCCAGGACGCGCAAAAAGATAACACCTACGCGATTATAGAATCAGCCGTAGAGCAGTTAGAGAATTTCGCTAATGATATTCTTGTTAAGTTCGCCGAGTTTAAGGGTAATAAGAACCCTGGGCTAGTTGAATTTAGTAGGGACATCAAAGAAGAAAACGTTACGGACTTTATCGCGGTATACAATGCGTTCGCTTCTAAGTTTGCCGGTATTCAAGAAATAGAACGGCCAGTAGTTAAGCGGGCCGTTAAACATCTTGGACTCAGGGACGATGAACTGGACAAGGCATCAAAGGCGGTTGATAAGAAGGATTTTAGCCAACCTACCCAGAACGCCTTAGCGGGTAGGCGAGCCGATGCGGTTAGTGCTGCACTAAATGGAGGACAGCAGAATGGATAAGAAAATTAGCGTTAAAAGTATTTCGATTGAAATTGGTAAGCGGGAGTTAGTGCTAACACCGACCGAGGCCGAGACTTTGCATAAAGCTCTATCAGATTTATTGGGCAAGCCTGTTACTACATACGCACCATTTTGGCGGTATTGGGATAATAATTCTTCACCGATAATCTATGCGAGTACAAATACTAGCGAAGATATAAAAATATCATGCTTAACATCTTCGGGCGCGTCATTTAGCGATATGGCTAGAGCCTTAGATGCCGGACAACAGTAATCAGATACGGCGGCACATTGACGCCACCAGTAAAGAGCTTGAGCTATTTGTACTCAAGCTAGAAAAGATTTTAAAGGGCAAGGCCAGGAAGTTACTTAAAGACCTATACAGCGGCAACGATACGATCGCATCTAATGCGCGTAACGCAATCGCCACAATAGCAAAGCTAGATCAGGTGCTTGTTGATGCCGAGGTGGGATCGCAGCTAGATGAGTTGCGTCAGATTTACGGCAAAGAGCTTGCCATGATTCGCCAGGTGTACTTTGCCGATGCTGCATTAGTAGCAGCCGGAGCCGCAAAGTTTTACAGCGGTATAGACGCCGATGTGGTTGAGACGTTGATCAAATTCGACGTTGATACAATGACCACCATGTTAACGCGCTACGTTGATGACGTGCGCGGAATACTAACGCGAGCCGTTATTACTGGAAAGGTTCCCACATTTGAGGATGCCCACGATGGCGCATTTAGCGCACCGCAATTTCAAACCGAAGTTCAGACGATGTTTAGTAGTTTTTCGCAATCAGTTATAGGAAAGAAAGCTAAGGATTTAGGCTTTGAATTATTCCAATACTTAGGGCCGCTAGATAAAGTAACGCGCGCATTTTGCGAAGATACATTAACAGACAAGGATCATCCAGGAGCCATTTATACAATGGACGAGATCAACGAGATGGATAACGGACAGCTAGAGGACGTTTATGTTACCAGAGGCGGGTATAATTGTCGGCATCAATGGCGTCCAGTCAGTTTAAAAACAGCTAGGGAGCTAGGATATCTTGGGTAGCACAATAGAATTTACATCTAGGTTTGATGCTAAGAAAGAAGTTGTAAATTTAATTGATGGTTTCGAGAAGATACTAGAAAAGGAAATGCAAGAAGCCGCTGGCGAGATAGTCCGGCGCTCACAGCGCGGCGAGACAGTATCGGGCGGTCGAATGAAGCAATATTCTAAGAGCTACAAGCGATACAAAGAAAGCCTCGGTAGGTCAGGGCAAGTCGATCTAACCCTAAGCGGGCAGATGCTTACGGCGCTAGTTGCCGGAGTTGAGTATACAAAGACATCCGTCACCGGCGTTATATATTTCTTAATGCAGCGATCCAATAGAGGTATTGGCGGCAAGGGATCGACAGCCACTAACTCACAGCTTGCCGAGTGGAACGATAATATACGACCATTTTTCGCCCTATCTAAAAAACAGATAGATAAGATTATTAACGCATTACAAAGAAAGTAAGCGACCATGACTAATGAAGTGGCAAGTAGTAACGGAGCAGCACCAGCACCAGGACACGCAGAAGTAGTACCAGTTGAGAAATTCCACAGGGTACAGGCTCAGGTGGTAGACCTAGAGAAAAAGCTAGAGCAGTTTAAGGACATTGATCCAACCGCGTTCAAAGCGATGCGCGAGGATTACGAATTAATGCGCAAGCAGCAAACGGGAGGTGATCCTAAAAAGATTGAGGAATTAATCACCGCAAAAGAAGCGGAGATTAGGACAACGGTTCAAAAGACACTTGATGAAAGAGACACAAAAATCAACAACCTATCATCCACCCTTAAACGACTTCAAGTTACTGATAAAGTATTCTCCTTGGCCGCTAGTCGCATTAACGAGGATTGCGCCGACGACGTCAAGTCCTATGCTGAAAAATATGGTGACCTTGGCGATGATGGAGAGGTCATATTTAAAGATGACAAAGGCGCGTTGCGCTATGCGCCAGGTTCCACAACTAAACCTATGGGAGTTGATGACTTCGTAGAATATTTATCTAATTTAAAGCCGTCCTGGTTTAAGCCAGATGGCAAGGCCGGAGCTAAGACAGCGGGACAGAAAACCAGCGCGGCATCAAATGCTAGGGTTCTTACCTGGGCAGAGATTGGACAGCTGCCAGATAAGGGTAAAATTTACATGCAGCAATTAGCCAACACAGATAAGACAGCTTTCAACGCACTTATGCAAGAAGCTAAATTTTAATTTAGGAGATCACAGATGACAGTAGAAAGACGAGAGCCAATGGTCGCATTTGGCGCACTAAGCCGAGGCAACCACGATACGACTTCAATAGTCGGCACAGCTATGTTTAACGGGTTTAGTATTAATCACGGGTTCACACCGAGACGATCATACAATACCGCTAGCGTTACGCTGGCGCAGCTATCTGAGATAGTTGCTACCCTTATTAATGATATTACGGGTAACACACCGACTTATAAGACGTAATACAGATTTAACAATTTAACCAACACACATAAGCACCCACTAAGGTGCTTTTTTAGTTTTTAGGAAAATAAATATATGGCAATCACAGACGGATTAATGCAAATGGCCGATACAGTCCAGATCGGTAATGCAATCAGCGCGGCAATTTCGCCAGCGTTTAAAGAAGCATCTATCGGTATGGGCTTGGTATACGCCGAAACCTGTTCACCAGCTTCACAGATTATCAAGTTTAGAAAGAGCGGATCGCTAGTTGCTGAAGCGGTAACTGAAGGTGCTGCATACGCCGCATCTGACGCTAACAGCGATATCAACGACACGAGCGTAACAGCTACCGCCGCAAAGATCGCAGTAGCCTCGCCTATCTCAGTTGAGGCTATGCGTTTCGGTGGTGGAGCCGCTAACGTAGCTAGAGTTGCAGCCGAGCAGGGCCGCGCATTAGCTCGCAAGTTTGACGACGATTTGCTTGCGTTATTTGATAGCGTAACCAATACCGCCACAGCTACCAGCACCCTTGATACTGACACCCTATTAACGGGCCAATACAAGGTTATGGATTCGCTTGTACCTCCTGGGCCACTCGTTGCCGTTCTTGATAACAAGGGCGCAGCCGAGCTTCGCAAACTAGTAGCAAATGCCGGTGCAGCTATTTACTCATCGCAGTACAATAGCCCGCTATTTGGTACACCTTCGCAGAATAACTTTATCGGTAACTTGCTTGGAATTGACATCTACCAGACCACTGGCTTGTCAACTACTGGCGGCGACGATCAAGGTTTGATCTTTAATCCTAACTACGCATTTTGCGCGGCTATGGGTGGATCGGTTGAATCGGTTGTGCAGTTCTCAGGAATGGGCGTTGCACTCCTGATACCTGGATTCTCGGATATCGTACTAAGTTGGCTATTCTACGGCGTTGCGCTTTGGAATGATGCCGCAGCTTGCGAAATTCGTTCTGATACTTAATTTCTCTCAGTAGTTCATTTCTCATCCTTTGGCCCGTCGCTGACCTATTCCCACAGCGGCGGGCTTTTTATTTTGGAATAGTAAAATGTTGAATCAGTCGCAGTTAGATAAGAAGGTTCCTTTCGTTGAGTTTCAGCGCGTTAAGACAAATACAAACGTAAAAGATTACGGCGATGTAACTGAATCAGTTGAGACGGTACACGTTAGAGTTGATGGTTGTCACGGACACATTGATAATCTTAGCGAGCTAATTAAACGCGGGCTAAAATGCGTAGGTTCTGGGAATCTGGTTGCCGGTAAGCACTCATCTATTATCGCATGGGTTAACACTCAGTCCGGCGCTAACCTTCACCCGCTACTTAAATCTCAAAGCATAGTTGATCAAAAAGTTAAAGAGGCCAATGAGCAACGCACTAGAAAGAGCTAAGAAAGAAAAACAGGCAGAGTTAGATCGCAACGCGGAGTACCAGCGGCGCAAGACTCAGATGACGGCTGACGATAGGGCGCAGCAAGCTAGGGATATTGTAGCTAAGAACATTCATGAACAGAATGTAAGGGACGGCAAAAACTCTACGTTTGAACAGGCACATAATCAGGCTACGGCTATTGCTAACAAGGTGCATAGGGAACGACAAGAAAAGGGCGAGCGATAGTGTCTTATAATTTTGGCAAGGATATAAGCCGCAAGCTCTACCCAGAGGAAAACGGCAAGCCGATTAATCTGCCAGTACAGACACCGACGATCTATCTGTTTGATTCTCAGCCAACTTTAGCCGACGCACAAGCCGGTACTGGTTCCGTTCAGACGTGTTCTAGCTGGACACAAGCAACGGTTGAGCCTTGGGCGTTAACCTACAGCTTCACAGCTATTAACGATCCGGATCCAACTAGCGCAACGCCGAGCCTTACCTATTGGGAAGCGCTACTCTACACGCTAAAGACTAGCGGGCAAGCGCAGACCCTACTAAGGACTATTGAAATTGAGCGTGTTGCGGGCGCACCTGAGCAGCCAGAAACCACGACAGAGGATTTAGTTAATATCTATCCGGCAATAACCGCATACGCCACAGAGCAGCAACTAAAAGAGCACCTCGCTATAGCCATTCAAGAGATCAAGACCGAGCTAGAAAGCAAGGGCATTGAATGGGCGCATGTTGCCAACCTTAGCAAGTTAAAATTAGCACTGGCGTATAAGACCATTAGCATGGTTGCGCTTTCTCAGATAAGAGAACGCCAGGATAAGCACGAATATAGATATGTTGAGTTTGATAATAAGTACCAAGCTCAGATGCAAACAATCAAATTGAAAATAGATGAAGATCAGGACGGCACGTACGAAGTTGAGAAAGAAAGTTCTAAATTTTACTTTATTAGCGAACGATGACCACAGCCGCACAGGTTCAGGCAGCTTGGAAAACATACATTTGGGACGCGGTATCAATCAAGGATATAGCGATCAACGCCTATCCTTATCCAGCGACGCAGATGAGCGAGATAGAAGCGGCGAAGTTTTACCAGAGCGGCGAGATTAATTTCTTTACTTACTTAGTGACTACGGCACAGGAGCGAAAGAATAGCGCAACAGTTCAGCGTCATTTCTACGTTGATATTACTTACTACAGGGAACAGGACACTAAAGGCGATAACTGGATCGCCGTTCGTAACGCCTTTGAGACTATCCACGCGCTGGCAATATCAGCCTTGGGCGCAAAGTGGAACGAGACGGTGGACTATTGGAACACCACCAGCGAGGCTCCCACTATCTCAGCCGACACGCTAGACAATCGCCCAATATGGCGCGGTGAATACAGATTTACAGCAGAACAGTATAACTAACTTTCACACACAGATTTAGGAGATTTCAACATGACGGAAATTACAGGCTCCAACGCCACAGCGGGTTTAAAGGTTGCGACCACCTTCGGAACCGCCGCAACATTAACAACCGGCGATAAGATGGTTTTTGAATCACTAACACCATCATATGGCGGCGAAGTATTGCAAGCTAATCCGCTAGGCAGCGGCGACATCATGACGCAAGTAGCGCAAAAGGGTGCTTTCTCGCCAACTACCACGATTGAAAGGAATCTAGGCTACGCAGATCCAGGGTGGGCGGCGACCGCGCAGTTATTCGGTGGCGCTTCTATCGGTACTATCGGATCGGGTTATTCACACTCGATTATGATGAACGAGATCATGAACCAGCGATACTTAACGCTTGGTTGCCAGTTACAAGCTAGTTCGATTATGGAACACGCCAGCGCGGTATGCACTAGCGTTAAGCTATCAGCCAGCAATCCACCGTCTTATATTAAACAGACGATTACGCTACTCGCCGAGGATCTAAAAACAACCGGCACGACTAACAGCTTTGGCAATATTAACGCGCTTACTGCGGCGGATTCCGAGCTAGTTGTATTTGATCCAACATCGGAATTTAGAATCAACACGCAATCAGGCGGAGCCTTAGCCGCATCTGACCGCATTAATATCACGGGCTTTGAGGTTGAGTATAACCGGCCACAGCAACACGCAAGAGAAGCAAAGGGTAGTGCTGGTAATACCGCACCGATAGCTACTAACGACGTGCCATTTAGTTGTACGCTAACAGTTACTTTCCGGTCACTTGGTGATTTACAGACACAGTTCTTAACAGCATACGGTGCAACGACTGAATACAAGGCCAGCATTATTAATACTGGTACAGTGCTCGCCGGAGCTAACAGCAAGGAAATCAACCTGAACTTTCCACGACTCAAGATCGTAGAAGGGCCAGACTTTGCAGTAGCAAACGCTGGCAACAATGAATTTACGGTTAAGTTCATGGCGTTAGTTGCTTCTAGTAATCCGACTGGAATGATTGACGTCTATCCTAATATCATTATGAAGAACAACCGGACACCTGCATGGAGTGCATAGAATGGCTTATAGGTTAAGCGCGGGAAATATCCGCGTTGTTTTAGAATCACCAGAGGGTAACGCTACCCTCTTATTTAAAAAAGCAAAGCTAAATGAATTGCTTGATGCTCAGACACAGCTTGATGCGGTTAAGGATAAACCAATCGACCGCATTAAGTTAAGTTTCGAGCAGGTTTTAAGCCGTCTTATCTCAGTAGACGATATGCTAGATAGCGACGGCGAGGCGGTAACGGTAGACCGGATTAAGGCACTAGACTTTGATCCGGCTACTATGAACGCCATAGTAGAGGGCTATAACCTTGCAATAGGGCTTGGAGATAAGCCAAAGAGCGAAGAAAAAAAAGATTTAACGCCCGAGTAGAAAAACGGGCGCATCATCTTTTTGTCTTAGATCCTAACATTAATTGTGGCAACTGCTACCGGCTAGTAGCCGACGGCAAGGGCTTCATACCAATGTGTAAGAAGGCTTGCGGCTGTCCAGTGGATAACTTGCCAGGGTTTGAGGGTATCGCCAGCGACCTAGAGCTAAATCAGTTTCTTACTAAGTTTCAACAGGCCAGAGGCTTGTTTGAAATGAATAACGTCGAATCGCTTCTCATTAGGGCATACGAGGAATTAGACCTCATCGACGATCCAGACCTACTTTTTAACTTAGAAAAGTATTTCCGCGAGGGAATGAATAAACGCGCTAAAGAGGAAAGCAAGAAATGACCGAGCCAACACTAGAAGAAATGCGGGCAGCCATCGCGGATGAAGGCGCGAAGGCTGTTAAGGACATTAGAGACGCGATTGCCTACCTAAGAGCAAACCCACCAAAAATAGAAAGCCGATTAGATGAGCCAATACTCAGGGTTCCAATTATCCATGATGATTGTATTCGCAAGAATCCATTAATAGGCGCACCCGACGAAATCACAATCAATTTCAGCAAGCCGAGAGACTTACCCGACGAGATTAAAACCGTTGTGCGCGAGCAAGTCGCCAAGAGTATCACCGGCGATCCAATTTTAGATCCTAATCTTTCATTTATTTCAGAAGATAATCAGGAACGCCTTGATGTTATTTTTGACGCATTACTAACCATGCCACAGGGAAATTATCGCGAGGATCTTCTTTTTTGTTATCGCGTTATACAACGCGCACAGATTGAAAATTTTAAGCTAAAGAAAACATGCAGAGATTTAAAAGAATACGCGATCCGCACCAAGCTCTTAGATCAGAGGATATCACTTAGATAATGGCAGATCGTGACGTAGAAATTAAAGTTAAGGTTGACGCGGGCGGAGCCTCAACCATACTTGATAATCTAGGAAATAAGATTCAGGACTTGGGAGCCAAGGCGGGCATTTCGTCTCAGGGCTTGAGCAGCATGGGCCAGGCACTATTGCAGGGACTCGGCCAGGGTGTTGGGCAAGCAATTACCCAGACAATAGGCAGAGTGGTTGATGGTATTATCGCGCTACCTGGCGCGGCCATTAACGCAACAATAGAGCTTGCAAAGTTAGGTGATGCCGTTAACGATGCCGATGCTGGTTTCTCAGTGCTTGCTGAAAAGGCTGGCACAACTAGCGAAGCATTAAGGCAGAAGCTAGGCGCGGCGGCGCAGGGCGCAGTTGATAGCCTAACGCTAATGCAAAAGGCTAACAAGGCGGCGGCGGCTGGACTAGACCCTGCAATATTTGACCGCGTTGTAGCAGCGGCGAAGCGCTACGCAGACCAGACGGGCATGGAGGTTCCCGCAGCGATTGATAAATTCACTAACGCCGTAACTAAGCAATCGCCGAGATTATTGCAACAACTAGACTTGCTAAAAGATGGCAAGATTCATCTTGATGGCTACGCCGTAGCGCTGGACGGTAGCGCAATCGCCGCGCAATCTGTTACCGACTTACTAGACCAATATAAAACATCTATAGAAAATTCAGATCAGGCGCTTGGTAGTGCTATCGACAACAGTACCACGATGGTTAGCATTACTAACCTACTTGAGGGTGCTTGGGAAAAACTACGCACCACGCTAAATAAATTATTAATAAAACTATTAGAGTTGGCCGACACGCTTACCAACACCGTAAAAGATGCCGTTAATGGAGTCGCCATAAGATTATTAGTCTTAACTAATATGATGGAGACGGCGGCAAGTGGATCGATGCCGAGTTACTCTAAGGGTTTGTTAGCCGTTAAAGCCGCACTAGCACTAAGCGCAAAAGAAATTGACGGCGTAGAAGTTAAGCTCAAGAAGAAAACGCAAGCCGATAAGGACGCCGCGAAAGCCGCAAAAGAACACGCCCGCGAGGTTGAGGCGTTAGCAAAGCGGTTTGAGGATCTAGATACTTATGTAGCTAAATTAACCGGCCTAGGTGGAATTAACGCAGCGGCCGAGCAGATGAATAATCTTGCTGCACAGATTAAATCCGTAATTACGCTTCCGGCTGATGTAGGCGGCAATCGTATTGAAACGATGCTTAAAGACATCGAGGCTGAGGGCATTTCTCTTGGACTTACTAACGCACAGATAAAGGAATCGTTTGATAAGGCTTTTGGCCCTGGTACTATTGTAGAGATTGGCAAGGTTAAGGATACAGTAAGCGATCTAGACAATGCCATAAAAGATATAGGTCAGTCTATTGGTAATTCTATCGGGCAAGCCATTACCGCATTAAGTAGCGGCGGCGATCTGGGCGCAACATTTGAAAGCCTATTCTCATCTGTCGGTAGTTCTATCGGTGGTAACTTAGGCAAGGCGTTGTCCGAGGAGCTTGCCTCCACGTTAGCTAGTTCGCTTGGCGAGACATTAGGATCGGCGGTGGGATCTGCTATTCCAGGAGTCGGTGCTGCGCTTGGTCAGCTAGGTGGTAAGCTACTCGAAAAGGGCTTGGAATCGCTTTTTGGCGGCAAGTCTAACGCCGGAGAAAAGGCAAGAAAGAGCGCGGATAAGTTCTTTGCCGATGCGTTCGACGCTAACCGGCTAGGCATAATCATCAATGGCCAATTAGCTATAGTAAAAGATTTAGTATTTAAGGGCGGCACTCTGTTTGGCGGCTCGTCATCATTTGACGGCTCAGCCACGTTCAGCCACTTCTTTGATACGCTTGAACCAGCGGCCAGACAAGCATTTGCCGGCGTGGGCGCAGGGTTTGAGGAACTACTAGGCGTATCCGGTGACATCTCAGGGCAGATAGGCGCGGTACTGGCTAACAATATAGGCGGCTCGCTAAACAACTTACAGCTACTTGTAGAGTCGTCAGGCATGAGCTTTGAGCAGCTTCACGACGGCGTTGTAGCGGCGTTTATGGACGGCAAGCTATCTGCCCTGGAAGCCACTTCAGCCTTGCAAGGATTGGCACAGGTAGCACAGAAGGGCATACCGGATGGTATAGGCAAGACCGTAGAGGCATTTGAGCACCTAGAGGCCGCTAGCAAGAAGGGCGGGCGGGTGTCCGTAGATGCCCTGCAAGACATCGGCTATGAGGCAAAAGAGCTAGGGATTAAAGACTTTCCAGCACTTATTAAGAATCTAGAGGCCAGCGGCAAGTTTACCAGCAACGAGATAGCCCTGGTATTTGATGCGCTAAAGAGTCACGGTATTGATTCAGTTGAGAAGCTAACCAGCGCAACGACCGAGCAATTAATACCAGTCCTGGGACAGCTAGAGACAACCAAGTTTCCATTTAAAGAAGCCGCGGCGGACATGCGCGAGCTAATCACACAGGTTAATGAGTTGCCAGCCGTGATTGAAAAGAAAGTTATTTTCAATGTTCAGGTAAACGCAGACAGCGCGGGCAAGGCGGTGCTTGATCAAGTCGGCGTTAAGTCAAACACAGGGCAAGGGCTACGAACATAAATGGCAAGCTCGCTAAAGATAAGCTACGCGCAGATACCATTTAACAGCGTATCCATAACACCGAGCGTTGCCGCTGACACCAATAATAACGAATGGAACCTGGTTGCAGGGCCGAGGTATCAGCGTTTCTTTTATGGAAGTGCTGCCACTTCTCGTAGCACTGTGTATGATCTTGGAACCACTTACGCGAGCAAGGATTCTACCGTTGATCACTTAGTAGTGGCGCGGGCTGACTTTCTGCAAGACGACGGCACTACAGATATAGTCCTAGCCTCGTCACCCGATAACTCCACCTGGACTAATCGCATAGGGATTTCAGACCTTAATACCGAGACACTAACAGGGCCGAGGGCTAACGATATTGTAGTAACTGGCGGGCCACCTGTTATTGGCGGTTGCAAGCTATGGCTAGACGCTACTAAGGGCATTACCAAAGACGGCTCTAATCTGGTTAGTCAGTGGAACGACCAGAGCGGTAACGGTAATCACGCAACACAGGGAACTGGCGCGAATCAGCCAACCTGGACAGCGGCGAGCAGCGGAATAAATGGTAATCCGTTTTTAGCGTTTAGCTCCGCATCTTCGCAATATATGACGGCGAACGGTGCGGCAACGACGTTTAGCGGAAGTGATAAGCCGTTTTCACTTGCGATAGTTTTTAAAAAAACGACCAATAGTGGCACACAGAATTATTTCGCACTAGGTAGAGCGTCATCTACCACGCCAGTACATCAATTATATACTAACGGATCTAGTAATTATGCGTTTTATCGCCGCGACGACGCGTCTAGTTCTGTCACTACGGGCGCGGGTACGCCGGACACTTCCACACACGTTGTGACGGTTGTTTTTACTGGCACAGATATCTCGATTTGGGTAGATGGTACTAATGTGGTTAGCGCATTTGCGGCTAATGTTGGAACTGCTACATTTGACACAGTTGGAATAGGAGCCTGGAGTAGTACATCTATACTACAGCCGTTTAATGGAGCTATCGGCGAGGTTATTTTACACGATTCAGCACTAGGCACAACGGATCGCCAAACAATCGAAGCCTATTTAACCGCCAAGTGGATCACCTCGCCGTCAACAACGCAGATACTAGAATCGCCACAGGTGCGCTACTGGCGCGTTACTTACTCCGGCAGTTCACAAGTATACCGCCACAGCAAATGCTACTTTGGCAAGTTCTTCACTTTTGATTACGATCCAAGCTACGAGATTGATTTCATACCGGCAAAGGATTCAGTCTGGTACGCTGGCAGCGGAGCCGCGCATTTTGTCAGGCCAAGCGATCCTATTTACAGAATCACGCTAACCGCTACGGCGATGAGCGATACTAATGTTAAGAGCTTTGAGGATAAGATCGCCAGGTACGCGCACAGGACTCCGGTGTTTCTGCACGATATTAAAGTGCCAGAGGTGCTAAACAATGTGTCACCGATTCATGCCTGGTTAGTTGATTACAGCGTCGAGAAGGTTGCCTATAACTATAACCAGATGACGATGGTTTACGAAGAGGCCCTAGGATGACAAGCAATCTAATAATGCTGCATCCGGCGGGTTCGATACCGTTTGCGGGTACGACAACTATTGACAGCGGCGCAACCGACACCGGATATACTTTAGCGGATGCAATTAGCGGAAGCCGGTCTAATATGTGGCGTAGCACATCGACGGTTATTGCTCGCATACACACTGATTTGAGTAGCGGAGTCACTAGCACTTGTGATTATTGGTATATGGCGCGGGCCGATCTTTATTACAACAACATTAAAGCAACGACAACTGGACGATTTTATCTTCAGAGTTCGCCAGACGATGCGGCCTGGACGGTAAGGGCCGATAATTCAATTACTGGCCAATATGGGCCACGAACAGAAGATACATTTGCGCTAGTATCTAATAGTGGAGCCTATAGGTATTGGAGAGTGCAATTAACAACAGCCGACGGCGCGACAACATCAAAGCATACGCTGTCAAAGGTAATGTTTGGCACAACTTACGACATAGGCCGCGATCCTGAGTACGCGATAGTACACAGGAGAGCTATCAAGCGCCCAGGCGCAAGAGATACGGCGTTTACAGTTGAGTGTAAATGGCGCGGTATTACAGACGCCAAGAGAGCCACGCTAATAAGCGATGTTCTTAAATATAAAGATGTAGCGCCGCTAGTTCTCTACGAGACAACAGATAACATTTTCGGCGGCTTTAAATTGCTGCACGTTTTTATAACAGATTGCAAGATTACACCAGTAAGCCAAGACCAGAACGATATCACGATGTCATTTGAGGAGTGCATCTAATGACAACGATGCCAGCACAGGGTTCATGGGTAGCTATCAACTTAGTCGCAAGGCTAAAGACTACCGGCGCTACTACGTCATTTGATATCAGTTCACGCCCTGTTATTGATGAGTCTGGTAGCTACTACCCAATACTAAAAGAGATATCCTCTTTAGGTTCTGCGATGGGTGATTTCCTGCCGGTCAATAGCACAGGCACAATCACCCTAAACAATGCGCCCAATAGCTTTGGATTTGAACGCCGGTTCTCAGACATCCTTGATCGTTATACAATCATAGATCAGGAGGTCACAATTTACGCGGTGCAAGAGGTGGTAACTAACCTAGCGCCAGGAATCGCCGATCAGGCCTGGAAAGGTAGGATCAGGGATTTCACTATCAACGTAGATGGTCAGACGATTGACATCAACGTGGAATCATCCTCGATTAGCCAGCGCGTTGCGACTAAAATGATTGATTCGACCAACTTTCCAAACGCACCAGTAAAGAGCTATGGCCAGGCTTTGCCGATTGTATTTGGGACAGATATAGAAGTTAAGCCGATACAGATTAGCGCAGACGGCGCGACGGCTCCGGACTATGCCTACGCAACAACGCTAGGTAATTCAACTAGCGGTTATATAAATGGCGGTGTAACGAGTTACTACGTAAAAGACTACGACGGGATTTATAGGGCGATCACCTCATCAGCTGTAACTACTCCCAGAAACGGCTATACTGGCGCAACGGCAAATAATGGAATAATGACAACCGAAGTCGCGTTTCGTAGCAGCTTTGCAAGTGCTTCAACAGATAGCTATTTATGCACTGGTGTTAGAGTACGATTACTAGGCACTGGCATTGGTGCGGGCACAGTGACGGGAACAATTACGCTCAGGGTATACGAGGATTTGAACGGAGCGCCAGCACTACAACCAATAGCCACAGCAACGGTAGAAAAATTCGATTACTCCGCAGCATTTCATGCCTCCGCTGAATTCGATATTAAGGGATCGTTAGATAGGCCATTACTGTTTAGTAAGTCAACTTATTATTACCTATCAATTTCCGCAACAAACGAAACAGCAGCAACGTGCTCATCTACTTTAATTATGCTGACAGTGGACGGATCGGCTTATTCATGGTCAAGAATTACGACAGGAACGACCGAAAACGGAACTAACTGGAAACCAAAAAGCCTATTTTATGGTGGAAACTTAGATTTTGGTTTTTATCCATGCCTGTTTGCTGATACGCCCGATCCAACACTTATCGAGGATGGTAAGGATTTTTATGTTAACACGGAAACGGGACTAGGAAATTCATATTTTAATATTACACAAAACGCGGCTGGAACGGGCCAGACTAATTCAGACCTTACTAAGTTGGATTATGTAGTAAAAATCGATGGGCTAAAGGATAATAGTTCTGGCACGATTTCAGGCAGCGCGAACTATCAGATAGTGGACGCAAAGTACGCAATCTTATTACTTGATAAAGAGTGGAACGGCACAACCTGGACGGGTGGTCGCATTGATAGTGGCAAGTTTAGTAGTTACCACGCGGGCGCAAGAGGTAACAGCGCAGATAGTCTGAATCGGTATTTGTCCGGTGCGTCGAAAGGGCGATCTGCTGTTTGGGCCTTGTTTGGAGAAATTTGCAAATCAAGCGCATCTCGATTGGTGCCGGTCAACAGCACGAGCAGCGGCAAGTATCTTGGGTTCTGGGCGTTTGGATCGGCTAACGCAACCGCCGCGATTATCACCGACGAGGAAGCTAACATCCTAAGCATAGAGCAGCGCGGAGTAGAGACAATAGTTAATAACGTGCAGGGCAGCTATGGATGGTCACTTACGACAGTAGACCCGAATAGATGGCTAATCGCTGGCGCATCTGACAGGCTTGGAACTATGTTGATGTATAACGACTTGTCCGGCGTGGGTACGATGCTTTGCGCGGCATCTATTGCTTCCTATGGACAAAGATATTTGTCAGACAATCAGTTTGATTTTATCGGTGATGCAACCAGCGCGACTAACTTAGCAAGGTGCATTATAGCAAGGTACGCAGTGCCTACGGTGTACGTTATTCTAGATGTACCATTCTTTAAGTACAGCACACTATCACTGCTAGACGTTATTGAAATAGTACACCCAGACTTGCCCGCATACTTTGGCACAAGCAGCGACGCGCATAATCCAACATACACGGGCACAGAAGTAGACATGCGCGATAACCTTTACTGGAAACGCGCACAACGCTACAGGGCGCAAATAGAATCTAGGGTAATGAATTTTAATCTTGGTGGGTTTCCAACGCTTCGCATCGAGGCGCGGTTATTACTTAACTCACCAAACGATCCAACATAATTTTTAGAGGGCTTAACGGTGGCATACGCTGACACACTTCGCAGTACTACCTTCACGGGCGATGATATTGGCGATTTAATCGAAGGCATTGGCGTTGCCGGTTATCCGCTAACATTTTCAACATGGTCTCCAACATATACAGGTTCCGGAACGCTAGCTTATGGAACTGTGACAACTACCTACGCAAAATACATTCAAATTGGCAAATTGGTTATGATGTGGCTTCGCGCATCTGGAACAGTA